CTACGATCTCATCTTCTCCCGTCCACCTTATGGGGATTTGGAGGTTTATTCGGATGATCCGCGCGATCTCTCCACAATGCCCCACGATAAATTCCTGGAGGCATACCGCCAGGTGATCCGCGTCTCTTGCGGAATGCTGAAGCCTAATCGCTTTGCCTGCTTCGTGGTGGGAGATTATCGTGACAAGCAGGGCTTTTACCGAAACTTCGTGAGCGATACGATTGCAGCTTTTGAATCAGCCCACATGAAGCTCTATAACGAAGCTATTTTGGTGACGGCGGTGGGAAGTCTGCCCATCCGCATCGGGACGGCCTTTGGGAAGTACCGCAAGTTGGGAAAGACCCATCAAAATGTGCTGGTGTTCTATAATGGCGATGTGCGGGAAATCCCAAAGGAATTTCCTGAGATTGAAGTTGTTGAGTTGGCATCTGCCTCGATAGAAGAATCGTAAAGCATGGGAAGCGATTTAAATCCCGCCTTGTAAATCATCCCCATAGCTGCTATATCTGACGCATGGCCCCGCGCAAGCTCGACCTGAGAACCCGCCAGCGACTAATGAAGTCGAGGATGGGGAAGGCGCCCAAGCGCCAGCCTCCCAAGGTCAAGAAACCTGTCGGCAGGCCGCCCATGTACAGCAAAGACAAGGCGGCTCGCATCTGCATCGAGATCGCCACGACGACCCGCAGCCTGAAGGACATCTGCGACAGCAATCCTACCTTTCCAGACCCAAGGACAGTTTATAAATGGCTTTCCTTGAATGAAGAGTTCAGGCAGATGTATCAATCAGCCAAGCAGGATCAGGCTCAGATTCTGGCTGACGAGCTGATCGCGATAGCCGACACTCCCAAGCACGGGCAAGTCATAACGGCGTGGCCCGGTCAGAAGGATAGGGCCGGGAATCCCAAGCCAAAAGAGATCAAGGTTGCCGACATGATCGAGCACCGACGCCTTCAGATCGAGACGCGGCGCTGGCTGCTCTCAAAGCTCAGGCCGAGGGAGTATGGCGACAAGATCGAGGTGACTGAGGGAAGCGACCCACTGCAAGAGCTTCTGGACGCATGGCGCGAGGAGCACGCTCAGCAGGTGAAAAAGGAACAATCCAGTGTCAAGCCAGCGACTTAACTTCGGAGAGAGACTTGGAAGGTTCGCCAAAACCCCTCCCGAAGAAGACTGCAAGCTCAGCATCCTAGAAGGCTCCGTCCGGTCAGGCAAAACTTGGGCACAGCATGCTAAGATTCTTTGGGGCTGCCGGTACAACGTCGCCGGATGGAAGGTTCTCACTGGAGTAACCAAAGACACCGTTTTCAAGAATGTGCTCAACGATCTGTTCTCTTTGATCGGTACCCACAGGTACTCTTACAACCATCAATCCGGGCTGCTGAGAATCGACCGCTCGACATGGACGGTGATGGGAGCGAAGGACGAGGGCTCGGAGAAGTTCATCCGCGGGTTGACCGTTGGTTACGTGGTCTGCGACGAGCTCTCGCTGATGCCCTTCGAATTCCTTCAAATGCTCATCACGCGCATGTCGCCGGAGGGAGCGCGGCTCTACGGCAGCACCAACGCTGACACGCCTCTTCATCCTCTGAGGACAGAGATCCTGGACAACCAGAAGCTGACGGACGCCGGGCTGCTGTACTCGATGCATTGCACGATGGACGATAATCCGAATCTCACGGAAGAGTACAAAAAATCTCAGGAGCTTCTGTACACTGGGCTTTTCTATCAGCGCTACATCAAGGGCTTGTGGGTGATGGCCGAGGGCGTGATCTACAGAGACGCGTGGAAAGACGAGAGCACGTTCACGGACAAAGACTTGCCTGTCGGCTTGATGTGGGGCGGACAGACTCGTGAGCGCGTTATCTCGGTCGATTACGGAACGGTGAACCCGAACGTGTTTCTGGATTGGCGCGATGATGGAGTGACGGCCTGGTGCTACAATGAAAAACGTTGGGATTCCGCCAAAGAGATGAAACAGAAGACGGATTCTGAGCTTGCCGACGACTTGTACGAGTTCACGGAGCATGACCAATCTCCTCAGATCGTGGTCGATCCCAGCGCGGCCAGCTTCAAGCAGGAGCTGACGAACCGAGGCTGGTGGGTGACGGATGCCGTGAACGACGTTCAGTCTGGCATTTCAAAAACTTCCACCGCGCTGGCCAAAGGTGTGATAAGGTTTCACCGTGACAACTGCAAGGCGACGATCGCCGAGTTCCAAACATACGCCTGGGACCCTAAGAGGGCGCTGCGCGGGATCGAGGAGCCAATTAAATCTGGCGATCATGGATGTTTTATAGCAGGAACGAAAATCATGACTCCTGATGGCGAAAGAAATATTGAAGAGTTCCGTGCCGGAGATCGTGTCCTTACTCCCCTCGGTCAGTGTAAAGTCCTTACAGTCCGAGAAATTCCCGACCAGCAGATTGTCGAGTGGCATCGCTTGCGAGGACTGCCGAATCATCCAATCGCTACGAGAAAAGGCTGGACAAGGATTGATGCCACGAGATATAATGAGCAAGTATGCGAGTGGAATCCAGAACATTCAACGGTATCATTTTCAGGCGCTATCCAGAAGCTAAAGACTGGTCTAGCCGCAATTATTTCAGGCCGAGCCAGGTTCATGGTCGTAAGAGAGTGGAGAGCCTTCACCGGGAAGTGTGGAAAAAATATCATGGTGCTATTCCAAAAGGCTATGATGTTCATCACGCGGATGATGATACCGGAAACAATGACATCACCAATCTGGAATTGTTGCCCGGGCCTATTCATGATTCGCTTTCTGGAAAGAAAGCATCTCATGATTTCGAGCACCTTGCCAGAATACGGCCACTGGCTAAAGCATGGCACGCATCACCAGAAGGATTGGACTGGCATCGAGATCATGGGAAAGAAGCGATGCAAAAACGCAAGGCTGTTGGATTCATCTGTCAGAACTGCGGTGCGCATTTTCTTTCGAAACAGCGCGGCGAATGCGCTAAATTCTGCTCTAACAAGTGCAAGTCGGCTGCCAGGCGTAAATCGGGCGTGGACGATGTTCCCAAGATTTGCGCGACATGCAGCGAGACTTTCCTCGCTAATAAATATCAAAGAATCCTCAATTGTCCAAAGTGCCGTTAAAGATGCTGGCAGAGCAAGTGTCTTTGCACTGAGAACGGAGCATGGGTGCTATTATGCGAATGGCATCCTTGTTAGCAATTGTGACGCGGCCAGATATTTCTGTGCCACCAAGATTCCGGTCTGGCGGCTGATGTGAGGCGTTGACATGCCGAAAGCCAAGAAGCACAAGAAGCAAACTCCCTCCAAGAAATCTCCAGCCATCGTTCAATCTCTTGATTCCAGGGACGGCCTGTCCGTTGGCTTCGATTACTTCCGCAACCTCGCGGCCAGGATGGGCTATGGCACGCCGTCGCTTGCCGAGGGCACAGAATACGAGATGGTCAGGCTGAGCAACGATTACTGGCTCATGCTGACCCTGTACCGAAACCATTGGATCTCGCGGCGCATCGTCGATCTTCCTTCTGACGACATGACCAAGTCGTGGTGCCATCTCACTTCCCAGCTCCCCCCTGATGACATACAGAAGTTTGATCGCGTGGTAGAGCGGACGTTCACGCCGCTGAAGATCAACCAAGCTATCAAATGGTCTAGACTGTACGGCGGTGCAGGTGCGCTGATTCTCGTCAAGGGGCATGAGAGTAAGCTGGCGGAGCCCCTGGACTTGGACGAGGTGAATCCGGGAAGTTATCTGGGCTTGATTCCCTTTGACAGGTGGAGCGGAATCTGGCCGAAGGGGAACGTTGCTCAGGACATCGAGCGTCCGCTCGAATGGGGATTGCCTGAAATGTATGAAGTTACTCCGCCGGGCGGATCGGTCACGTATGACGTTCACACGAGCCGCATCCTCAGATTCACCGGACCGGAAGTTCCGAAACCCGAGAACCAAGCGCAACTGTACTGGGGCATCTCCGTTCTTGAGATTGTGTACGAGGAACTGCGCAAGCGGGACAACGCCTCGTGGTCGATCCTGCAACTTCTTTTTCGAGCTCAGATTCTTGCTCAGCGCAACAAGGAACTAGCCCAACTTTTGTCGGGCGTAGGCATGAGCCAAAAGGCGCTCCAGATGTTCGAGGCGCGCATGAACGCTCAGAACCAGCTCCTGTCGAACCAATCCATGCTCATTCTGGGAGAGGACGGCGAACTTCAGAGCCATCAGTTCACGTTCAGTGGTCTGGCCGAAGTTTACGCTCAGTTTCAGATGGATGTGGCAGGAGCAGCGGGGATTCCGGTCACGCGGTTGTTCGGGCGCACGATCACGGGCCTCGGGCAGTCGAACGATGCCGACGAGCGCATCTACGAGGAGAAAATCGCGCACGAGCAGCAGGACAAGCTGAAGCCGCAGCTCACCAAGCTCTATCCCGTGATCTGCATGAGCGTGCTGGGGGAAGTGCCGGACGACCTGGACTTCAAGTTTCCGTCTGTGCGCGTGTTGACCGAGGAGGACAAGTCGGAGATGACGACCAAGGCGTCAGCTCCCATCATCGCCTCATACAACGCTGGCATCACGGGTCGCAAGACGACTCTCAAGGAGCTTCGCGAGCTATCCGACAAGACGGGCGTGTTCACCAACATCACGGACGAGCAGATCGACAAGGCAGAAGAGGAGCCGGAGCTGCCGGGAGAAGGCATGGAGGGGGAGTTTAGCCGGGTCAACCCGCAGCGCGAGGAGAGGAAGCTGGCGCAAGGAGCGATGGATTCGGAACCATCGAAGACCGACACTGTTGAGACGCGAGATTGAACGCACATGCCCAAGCGCCGCATGTGCCGTAAGTGCGGGAAGCACCGGGCGATCTTCTGGCTCGGGCGTCTGGGGCACAGGCGCAAGGTGGCGGCGGACAAAGACCACGACCTGTGCATAGCGTGCTGGCGCGCGGCGCTGAACAAGGAATACTCCACGGAACTTCGTGAAGCTTACCAATCGGACTCCGCACGAGATAAATTAGAATCGCTGAAACTTTACTCTTGACATTCCAAAGCGCTTTGGATATATTCGCGTCATGGCTAAAAATCCTCACGCGGTTGCCTTGGGTCGCAGGGGTGGGAAATCAAAGAGTGAAGCAAAGTTACGTGCGGTCCGTGAGAACGCTAAGAAGGGGGGAAGGCCAAAGAGAAAATTAAGAGGGAGCAGCGACAATGCAAACTAAACTTGTAACTGTGAGTCCAAAGATGGCCATGGAGTTTTTAAGCGTGAACGTACTCAACAGGCCAATCAGAGAATCCCTGGTCAGGTTATACGCCAGCGACATGAAAGAAGGTAGATGGAGAGTCACGCATCAGGGCATTGCCTTCGATGAAGACAACAATCTTTTGGACGGTCAGCAACGGCTAAGCGCCATAATCTTGGCCGGAGTTTCAATTCAAATGCTGGTCACTTATGGCGTTCCGCGCTTTCACAATGAAGGCATCGACATTGGAGCGAGGAGGAACTTTGCCGACACTGCCTGGTTTATGGGTAGGCTTAATGGCAATTCTGAATATCGTAAATGGTACGGAATTGTCGCTAGGGGGATGCATGTCGCCGCCTTTACTGGTCGTGTTCTTAGCTTTTCGATTCCGGCAGTTCTTGAATGGGCTAAGAAACATGACTCGGCAATCACTTTTGCTTTGGAAACGTTCTCAAGACCGCATCAGTTCCCGGTTCACGTGAAGTGCCAACAGACGCTAGGTTCAGTTGCGAGAGCATTCTATAGTCAAGATCACCCTAGGCTCAACTCGTTCGCAAACGTTTTGGCTACCGGCATGCCGGAATCTGAAGACGATGTGGCAGCCATCAAACTAAGAAACTATCTTATCCAGGGGACGGCTGAT